GACGATTGGGATATTGTAGAAAAAACATCATTTAAAGTAAAAACACAATAACAAAGGAGTTAATATGCCCGTAAATATACACGGAAAAGAGTATAGAACTGTTGCGGAGAGAATAGGTCTCTTCTATGAAGAGTTCGGGAAAAGAGAGCAGAAAGTTCATACTGAGATTAGAACTGAAATAGTAAAGGATGAAGATAACATTATCCAAGTAAAAGCTACTATAAAGGTAAGTAATGATGCTATACAACCCGATTTTTCTTTAGTAGGAACGGGATTTGCCGAGGAAGATAGGAGCAGAGGAAGAATTAATGATACTTCCGCACTAGAAAACTGCGAAACATCAGCAATTGGTAGAGCATTAGCGAGTATTGGTTTAGGCGGTGAGGAGTATGCTTCAGCAGATGAATTAGCAAACGCTTTAACACAGCAAAATCATTCTGGCGGCGGTGCTAGCACGGCTGTTGCTGGTACAATAGGCTTCGGTAAACACAAAGGCAAAAAATGGGAAGAAGTACCTTCTACTTATATCGAATGGTTATTGGGTCGTGAAAAAACAGATGACGAAACTAGAAAATATGCACAAGAAGAAAAAGACAGAAGAGTTGAACTAGATACTGAAAGACATTCAGAAGAAGAGGTAAAGTCGGAATCGGAACAACCAACCCAAACGAAAGAAGAATCTGCAAGTGCTAGCATAGGAGAAGTATTAGGCGAGACTAATATAAAGCCAACAAACGGAGGCGGAATGAGTCCTTTAGCCCAAGAGAAGAAAAAGCAAAAGTTAGCTGAAGAACTAACCGGTCTTTCTGAGCGTATGGGAGTAAAAAAGTTCATAGAGTTAAAAACTAAAGAGCTTGGTAATAAAGGATTTGTGGATTGCTCTATTGATGAGCTACAATCTTTGGTTAGTGTTGCAAAAGACCTAGCACCAAAAATTAATCCCGAACAAGCAAAGAAAAATCAAGAACTTTTTGAAACAGTAGTAGACAAATTCGATGGAGAAGTAATCCAATGAAAGTAATACTACACAACACAGATGAGGAGTATGTGATGAATCAAAAATCTAAAAAGGAATTAGTTAGAGATTATTTAGAAACCGGAAAATCAATAACGCCTGCAGAGGCGTATGAGATGTTCGGTTCTATGAGACTCGCCGCGATTATATGCGACCTAAAAAAAGATGGATATAAGTTTCATACTGAAATAGTTAAGAAAAAAGACAGTAGGATTAAGTTTGCTCGCTACAAACTAGATTTACCTACAACTTTATTTCCTAGTTAATGACTCATCCCTCGAAAAACAAGGGGAATAGGGTCGAAAGACTCGTCGTGAATATCCTAGAATCTTTAGGTTATAAAACTCTGAGAGCCTACGCTAGTAATGGTATGGCTCTTGGAGAACACGAAGAGTGCGATGTTGTTTCACATATCAAAGGAAAAAAATGGAGATTTCAAGTAAAGGCTAGAAAGAATGTAGCGAAATG